ATCATCCGTGTTCCATGCTGTTCTAACTTAGGAATAAGTTCAGTTGAAATATCATGCTCAATTAATTTAATATCATCAATATAAAGATACTCATTAATGCTTGCTGCCGACTCAATTAGGAGAGTCGCACTTGTACCTGTTGCACTACCCCTTAATGTTCTTGTTACTGTTAATTTTTGCCATGTATCAAAACTTGTTGGATTAGTACTAGGTGTAGATTGCCACCCTCCTTGATAATCATATAAAAAAATCTTAATCTCGTTCAATGCTAGTCCACTAACAGTAGGTATATAAACCCACGCTTCTAAAGTATACGTTTCTCCTGCAATTAATCCATGCATATCATCAGTGGCTGTAACATCTATGAATCTTACAATACCTTGACCGACATCAATTGTTTTAATTATTTTATAACTATAGTTTCCACTATTTTTCTGTTCAGCGCTTCTTGTAAAAGTAGCATTAGTTAATTGCGGTACAGTTTCACCAAACACCATCGGAGTAACTGAACTTTCACAATCACCCCTATCAATCAAATTACTTCTTTTTGATACAGTCCTTATAATATTCGATTCCTGTTCAAATATAGCTTCACCAAATTCTGCTCTTCGAGGTCCGCCAATAGCTTGAATAGGATTCGCAAGATTCCCATCTGCCAACGGAGCTATATTACCTGATGGATTCCAAAAGCCTGATCTGCGACGAATATATAATTTGTCTCCCGCGGATAGAGCTGCTTCTAATGCTGTTTCAATACTTTTATATGCATCATCGAGCGTACTTCCATCGTTTGCGCCAGTTGTTAGTAATGAATCACAAAACTTATTAGCCACTCTATTCTCCTTAAAATGGTGGTGGGTCAGGGTCCGGTTCTGGCTCCGGTTCAGGCTCTGGTTCGGGTGGTCTATTATCTACGTCTGGCATATCTTCGGCAAATTCTTCCCAAACTTCCAAATATCCCTTCGCCTGTAATACTTCCGTTACTTCCTGTGCTAAATATGATTTTTCTGGTTCTAAAGTAGGTTCTTGTACGCCCAGCAATGCTATTCGTCTTTCTATCTCTGCTATCTTAAATCTTTCACTTGGAACACGCTTTCCATATACGACTTCGATTCTCCACTTCTGTATTTCTTCTTGTTCGCCTTGTTCGTCTTCGCCCTGATCATCTTCACCTTGATCATCACCATTTGGTTCTTCAGGTTCTTCAGGTTCAACCTTTTCCCATACTTTTACCGTTGCTGTATAATAACCGTCTTTTCTGAATCCTTCTTTCTGTATTTTATATTCGTACATAGCTTAATCCAATGTAACGATGAGTTCACCTATATTGAACCTCACTGAGTCTTTGTCCAGTATAGTCCTATTCACAGTCAAATCCGCCCACATCTTAAAAGTCCCCCCAGTCAGAGCGTTCCATACCGCAAACGCGACAACCGTACCCCAATCTGCCGTCGCTTCTGGAAATAATACCTCGATAGCATTCGCTGAGAGTCCCCCAGCAACAGAAGGGCTCCAACTATTGCAGACTACCCTAACGTACGCATCACCTGAAAGCTCTGTACCACCGCCCGCATCCGTAGGCGCGACTGTGTACAGTGCCAGGTATAGGTTCGTATCGACTGCAAGCGGAGCTACTTTCAAAACATGATCTAATATTTGATCCTCTAAGGTGTTACCAAACGACCCGCTCATCGTTTATCCCCCCTTCAAGTGTGTTGTTATTATATCAAAAACCACTGCCATGGAGCCCAACCCCCCAACAACTAAAAGCCATATAAAGAGTCTTCTCAAACCTTTTATATCAGTATCAATAATCTCGTGTTTCGTCATATTCTCTTTTCTTGACATGACGTTCTCATCTCGTAGATCACTGATTCTTTTATGCGTGTTTTTTATTTCCGCCCCAAAACCGTTGTCTACCTTTGCCCTTATATAACTAAGGTCTTCTTTTATCTTTTTATTGTCCGCTTTATTCTCTTCCAAATCGTCCTTAATATGCGAAAACTCTACTACAAATGCACCTCGTAAGGATTCACATTTTTCCGTAGATACTGCCTTTGGTTCTTTCGCCATTTTAGTCTCCGTGTAGTTACTTGGTAGCATATCCATTTATTTCTTCTTTTCTAACAGCACGTATGCCTTTGCCCCCGCCGGTCCCGATGTGAGCTTTACGTAATTAGTACTCCGGTTAAATACAAGTTGCTTACCAAGAAGAGGCGACACCGTATAAACCGAAAATGACACGTTCCCGAATTGGAATACAAAAGTACCTGCTGCCGAGCCTTCGAAAATTACGCTGTCAACTGCCAATCGATCTTGTGTAAGGTCTTCAGTTGCATTGAGTTCAATAATCTGTTCACTTCGATGAAACTTTCCTTCGGCCATTGTTCTACTCCTTATAGTTTATTAGCCCATCGCCATTCTTGCCCGTCTTCAGAAATCATCAAGATAAGTCTTTTCTCAGTTCCTATCTTCTCAAGTCCAACGATATGAATCTGTGTCTTTTCAGGTTTACCTTTCAAATCATTCATAGCATACTTGTGCTGATTTCTTCGTCGATAACATACCCGGCATGGACCCATTTCGAAATGCAGCTTACGCCCGCCATTAATGATGAACGTCTGATGGGTCACGTCTACATAATAGCAGTTAGTATTCCAGAGATACATTATGGAAGTGATACTTTCGCGGAGATCGTACAGGTCCGAAAACTGTACAAGCTGTGGGTCGGGGTTTTCCCCTGTGGTTATAATGATTTCAAGCGGAACGTCTTTCATTCTCTTCTCTCTTGGTAAACAATAATCCTGCCCTAGAGCAAGATCATTGCTCATCATATTGGAATGTCAACGTCTTCTGGTTAACCGATCCCGCCGGAGTCAGATTTGATACGTCCAACTGCAATACCGCCCAATCTGAATAATTCGGGGCTGCGACTATCTGACCGCCAAGACCCCCGGAAATACCAAGATTCGGGCCTCCCGGCTCAGCTTCCGGCATGACCTGAGTAGCTACGGTTGAATCAACCTCAATAGGTCCGCCGGTTGGATATGTCGCTTGAACATACCCAGTCGTCCGCATATTAGTAGTCATGCCTTCACCGGTCTTCCAACCACCGCCAAGGCTTGAAATCCATACTTTCAGATTGTCTACGATATTTGATCCACCCATGAGAGACACATAAAACCGCAGCCATTTCTCAAACGCATGGCCATCGGCCTGAGCCGTTATAGGATAAGTCGCTGGGACTAGCTCAGCGCTATCATCAGAACCCATGTTCAGATTGGCAGGATCAATCGTTTCAACAGACGTCGCAGAAGGACCATTAGTCTCTGCAACCTGTACAGTTGCTCCCATAATAGATCACTCCTTATTCATCGTCAAAGGCTTCCCACACAACAATGAGACCGTGTGTATTAGTGGAAGTCCCACCCGTATTGTTAATGATACCATCAGCGGTAATCGAGAACTCCGATGTATAGTCCACTAATGCAGCCGATGTTAAAGTCACTTGAATAACCGACACAAGATGATCATTCAGTTTGATCTTGGAGACTGCAACATTACCCGCGACAGCACCATCCACACCTTGCACCATCAAGAGACCTTTATTGATGTCCGGGTCTTCCGAACGTCTTACTATCCGCCTCCAAATCGGATCGGCACGTCGCATTCTATCTTTGAGAATCATTGCGCCCCTCCCTTATTCGTCGTCGAAGGCTTCCCAGAAAACGAGCAGCCCATCACTTGAAGTGTCTGTCCCACCGGCATTATTAATAACACCATCGGCAGTAATCGAAAACTCTGCGGTACGGTCAACAAGCGCCGCCGTAGTTGTAGTCACCTCGATAACCGACACGAGATGATCGTTCAATTTGATCTTGGCGACAGTGTGATTCCCAGCGGAACCACCGGTAATCCCTGCAAATCCTACAAGCCCTTTATTCGTCTTTGCGCCAAAAGCCCGCCGAATAATTCTTCGCCAGATCGGGCCTGCTTTTAACATTCTGTCTTTTAAAATCATTTTTTTCTCCCTATGGGTCAAGGTAGAGGGGAGCTTAAAGCCCCCCTCTTACCTCAGTTCTTAAAAGTCTCAAACGTCTTTGGTTGTCTTTAGAACCAACTCATATTCGCCGGAGAGATGTTACGAATATACGCATGCTGTTCGGTTTTCTTTAATGCAAGAGCACCGAAGAGCAGCATCAGGAACGGATAGACAGCCTGATTAGTTGGATACAGATCAAACTTCATCATCGGAAGGAATTGGAACCATTCGATGGCGTCGTAGATTGCGTCCATTGTTAAGATGAAAACCTGAGACGTGCCAGGAAGGTCCGCATTGAAATCGGCGAATGCCGTGGTCGCACCCGTCCTCACAACGGTCTTCACATAGCGAAGGTCTCCGGTTCCCGCCCCTTGTTTCGAACGATACAGCCGAAAAGCCGTACCAATAGGGGAACCGTCTGCCACAGTCATAGTGACCTTCTGGCCCGCTGTTACGCTGGCAAGTTGAGTCATAGCAACCGGAGCAGATTCACCGAACTTGTTGATAGTAGTTACGGCATAATCGTACGTACTCACAGCATCAGCAGCAACAAAGAAAGAAACCTCTGAGCCTGCAAGTGCCGCATCTGTCGGAACCACACTTTCGGTCGGAGCAGCCGGAACACCCGCCACAACTGAAGGCGTACCGGGAACCGCGCCTTCTTGGATGAAGATATCATCAAGCATTTCCAACATCCCGAAAGGAGTCGGATACTTATTGAAGATGGTAGTTCCCTGAGACTCACCGGCATTAAAACGGATACGATCACGAAGGAGATTTTGAACATCCTGCATGACCATTGTACTCATCAGCATGAGTGAACCTTTTCCGTATTTGTCACGGATCACACGAGTTGCCTCGTTCATTTTCTTCTCGAACTCGGCACTATCGGCAGCAGCACCACGTACATCGAGAATGTTGTCTCCAACAAACGATCCATAGGTGTCGGGTACATCAGGAGTTGCACCTCCTTGAGCGCCACGGTTGACCTGCTGAAGAATACCCTTCGGCTGTTCAGCTATTTTCGAGTCATCGCCATAAAACATGGCCTTCTCGACCTCACGGATGACCCACAATGCTCCGGCATTCTGTTCGAGGGTCAGAGCATTTTCGATCATGTTTGAGAGAGTGGCCTGCAAAGTTGCTTTACGAAGAGTCTGCAAATACTTAGCCGTCTCATAAACACGTGCGATGGCCTGGTCTTTCTCGAAAGAAGTCCCGCCCTCAGCTACCCAGGCGCCATCACTATTTCCTACCGCCGTCCTTTTGTCCCACTGGTGAACGGGAGACGGGATAGGTTGTTTCTTGATTCTCTGGAAAAGACGGGCTTCATCCTGTGCCCAGAGCACATTTACCAGAGTGTTTTCCAGCGATTCGGGGATAAGTGCGCGACCACCGGCAAAAGCTCCGGCGTCTACACCTGATCCTGCTGTCAAGGCTTTCTGAAGGTTTTCCAGAACGTCAACGTTTCCGAAATCACCGTGACCCACAAAGTTCTGCGGGTAAGTTTGAGAGAGTTCTAGTGGATTCATATCAGTTGGCCTCCTGCTTCATCAGCTCTGCGACCTTATGGTCAAGCGGGTCATTCACTTTTCCCAAAAGTCCCTTGTTAATTCGACCCTCGATGTTGCCAGCTTCGAGTATGTCAATCTTTCCTGTCTTGACCCACTCTCGGCTCTTCGTGAGTACCTCACGAGTGTCGACCTCTTTTTCAGCACCGTCAAATCGGGCTTTCCGCAGATTCATCATCGATCCTGTTGGGATTGGCTGTCCGCCAATTTTCATAATGACTTCCCGCGTGGATTTCTGAAGCGTTGCGCTTGCAAGTGCAGCAGAGCCCATACTCTTTACGAGCGTTTCGACTTTGCCGAACTTGGCTATGACAGCTTTCTGAAGCTGTATCATGCCCTCATCGAGTGCTTTGGCGAGTTGGAGTAGAAAAGGCTCGACGTCCATGGCCGCAGCCGCTTGAGGCTCTTCTCTCAAAGAATCCTCAATAGACTTGTGGTAGGAATTGTCTTCATCCTCATCCTTATCTTTGTCCTCATCTTCCTCGCCCTCTTTTTCCGGTTCGGCGTCCTCGTTCTTGTCCTTATCGAACTGAGGTGGCGCTTTACCGGCCTTCTCTAAGTCCACCTGACCGGCTTCCCCTGACTCCGTGTCCTGGCCCAACGACTTACGGAGGTCTTCAATAGCGTCGTTGAACCCTTTTTCGATGTCAAGGTCGCCTTCCAGAAGAACCTCTTGCTTGGCTCCCATAAAGAACCCTCCATCTTTAAACTTATCGTCCGCTCCCAACAACGTTGGGGACCTTCCGGGCGATGTAATTCACAATCCGTGCGGCGTCGTTACCTTCGTAACCACTATCATACACGAAATTGATCATATCATTGTAACTTTCGATTTTTCTGCTGCGAATAGCTTTGAGTAGATCGGAGAACAGACCCCGAACATCTTTCATCATGACCGCATCCACCATGGCCCCTTGAAGATTCTCACCGGTTAATGCCCGACCACCTGAGAAGACAGCAGCATTCACACCGCCTCCCGCTGTCAGGGCTTTGGCAAAGGCCGCAAATGGGACGATCTGGACCATGCCGAGCGTCCCATCGTTAACGGGTTTGTGAGTTAAAGCGGTTTCGTCCCAAACTACTTGTTTTATAGTGGATTCAGCTTTCTGAAGGATACCACCGCCGATACTCGCACCTAGCCGACGCGCACCACTCTTGATATTTTTCCAGACCTTTTGTGCTATATCATTGGCTTTATAGAGAAATCCTTTTACCAAGGTTTCACCATTTTTGGTAAAACGGACATCCAGCGGTTCACCGATAATAAAACCCGGATCATGAGTGACTTTATGTTTGTGATCCCAGGAAAGCACTCCATGGCTTAAATAGTACTCAGACGCCTTTTTCAAAGCGCTTACATCAACCGTTTCTCCGTCCTGGTCCTCCACTTCGTTAGAAGCCTGTAGGTAGACAATCCATTGTCCGCCCTCTTCAGCGCCTTTAATCAACACACCCCTGAGCGGGACATAAAAAGGATTGGTCATTTGTGCTACTAATGGGTTTACTGTTCTCTCATTCATAGCGTTGCTCCAATAAAAAAAGCCCATTATCCTCAGCGTATCATTAATATACACACACTGATAAGGATAATGGGCCTCTACTGGGACCTCTTTAGTTATAAAGAAGTTTAATACATAAGTCAAAAATAAACAAGTAATATTTTTCCACAACGCCTACATTTTGTTTCCACCACAGCCTTTTCCAAATGGAGTCCTTTAAATAGCAGCGCTTCGCACTCTCCGCATCTGAACTCTTGAAGCTCACCCTGAGAGACCACTAACCGCATTCGCTCGTGACCGAGAGACTTATGTGCTTTTTCTTTCCACTTTGGATGTTTTTCTTTCCAGGACTCTACAGTCTGTTTTTTCTTCTTTCGCTCCGCACTGAACTTGGTCTTAAACTCCCCGGTCTTTGCCATACGCTTGTAAATACCAACTACGTACGGCCAGTCCTCAGCGTGGCCTTCTTCTTCAGCCCGCTTTTTGGCTTCCTTCCATTTTTCTTCGTCAAAAGGTTGGCCATAAACGGTCTTCCATTTGGGAGGCATAGTTTACTCCTTTAAAACAATGATGGAAACGCTATCTTGAAATCTTCCAGGTCGGGCGGCGCCATCAGGTGTTTTGCCAAATACACAATTGCAGCCCGATTTATCATGACTACAGACGGACCGGCGATAGTTGGAGTGTCCTTACCAACCATCATAACCGGGTCTAGCGGAGTCTCTTCAGGCTTTGATTCCGGCTCTGGGTTTTTCAGTTCTTTTCCCCGGTCTAGGTCATCTTGGGTTGTTAACATTTCGTCCTCGCCTCCGTCTTCTGCGACATCCTCTTCATTCCCAGCGTCGTCGTCGTCCACCTCTTCTACGTCTGGAGCCTCATCTTCCCCAATTTCCGGCTCTTCCAAGGTCACTTCTTCTTCATTCTGCGCGTCTTTCTTCTTCTCTTCGTCTCTGGACATAATGTCCTCCCATTAAGTTTTTTATTGATACATGCACCGACACGGTACAAAATCAATTCCACGGTATAGGCTTCAGAGTTGCATCATAATCGTCCGGGATATGTTGTCGCTTCGCCCCTTCCGCCTTTGCTTGATTGATAGCTTCTCTGAATGCCTTATCCCACTTCTCGTATCCGGGGATAAACTTCACATAGGTACACCGGCAATGCGGATGTTGTGTTCCCGCTGCGATCCACCAACTCGCCCGGTTCCGGCCATAATTGCTCTTGCCCGGCCAGATCGCTGTATAGCTTTTTTCGTCCACAATGACCGTATCCCCGCCATTGTCCGGGGGACCTTCCAACAAAACCACTATCGTACCGTCCACCTCTCCCCGGCACCACGGACAGGCTTCCGAGCTTGCAATCCCTTTCATGAATATATTTTCTTCGTCAGGTTTCCTTCGCTCTAACTCGGTAATTAATTGCCCGTTGTTCTGAGCGTTCCCGATCTCAGTCTCAGCAATCCTTCGCCAGTCTCGATTCATACTGCCAAACTTATCGTATAAGTTCTCAGTGAGTTGCTGAGTTGTATGCCGCTGCATGATCCCGTTCTGGATTGTATCATGTAGGGCCTTGTATTGACGTTGTTTCAATTCGACAATCATAGCTGCGGCATTCTGTGTAGCAAAGTCCACTGAGTCTTGCCACTCAGGGCCGGTGAGCTTTACCATCGTTGCATCGACCCGGTTCTTGAGAGACTTATAAGATTTGCCGACAGCCTGCTCTAAGGGAAGTCCTTTTATCACTTTTCCCAGGGACAGAGCGTGTAAAGCGATTCGTTCTTCTTCAGTTTTGTAGAGGTAATCAAACGCCTTGAGTATATCCTTTTTTATTATTGTCCACTGTGCCCTCGACAATGGCTTTCCAGTTTTGGGGTTAAGAAAGATTCGCCCATTCAGAACGAAAGTGTCGGTGCCTTTGGCCTTTCCTACTGCTCCGACCCACTTTAGTCGAATTGCATCCCAGAGCTTCAATAATCCCTCTTCTACACGGTCTTTACTAATCCGTTCCAGGTCTCGTACCGCTCTGAAGGGCGAAACTTCCTTCTGTTGCCGCTTGGAATCATACCCCAACGCCTTAGTTAAAGCATCCACTCCCGCCTCAAACTTGGCCCCACGGGAGAGATCAATATTACGCAATTCTATTAGAACTGTTTTTTCATCCGGTTTGGTACAGAACTCACACACAGAATCGACCCCTCCCGGCTTTGTAAGAACACCAAGCTCTCCATAACTTTACATTGATCGGAATCAACTTTATTATTTCCGCGCGGGCGGCGTAAGGATCAGCGTTTATGAAGCTAACCAGATTGCCTTCAGGTTCGACTCGGCCATACTTCTCACACCATATCTTAAACTTGTCGCCTTCGCCAAGTATGTCACCGCCCGTGAGTTTTTCTGCAAGTTCTATTAATGCGTCGACCTCTTTTTCGGTCTTCCCATAGATACCATTCTTCTCAATAAACCCAAGGATTGCCGACGACACGTCCTTACCTTTATCCTTTTTTTTCTTCTTGTAATCATTGGCTGCCTTCTTCGCTTCGATCTTATCAAAATCGGTTAATGTTCTTAGACCTTTCATACCCCTGACCTTTCCAGGAAGTCACGGTAACCTGCTGACCGCTCGATCCTGAATATAAAATAATTCCGGGTCCGCTTGCTCTTGACCTGGTTCAATAAGAATGCCTTCGCATACGCGTACGGTATCTTTATTTCTGCTTTAGCTGTTGCGCGTGTCCGTTCCTTCATTCCCCGGACCTGCTTTACTCTAATCAAGAGAGAATCCCCACGGTACTTCCAGTTAATGTCTTCCTGTTTTACCGGAAGTACCCATGACCTCCGATTGTCAATTTTACCAGAGACAAGTTTCGCTGTCTTCTTTGCTATCATCCCCCGGACATGTTTTGATTCCAATGGAGCGGTCACCGTCCAGCCTGCCAACTTCCTGGTCGCTGCCAAAAGAGCTTTAGGCTTGACCACCGGCAACTCGTTTTTGTCTTTATATTTATAGTACTCCTGACCTTTCCTACTCGTCACCTTAATTTTTAGAGCGATCTTCGGCTTTGTTGAAAAGTAGTCCCGAAGCGTCTGTAATGTCCGTCCAAAGGTATCAAGCGTTTGTTGTTGCTCTCCCGGAATACCGGGAAGGTCGTAAACTCGTTTCGATACCCGGGTGTATATTTGTTGGGTTATGTCTCCCGGCTCATTTCTTACCTTGTCTACCAAGGCATCGTAATCCGTGATCCCCATTTCATTAAGTGCATTCTCGACTGTTTCGCCTACTTCAGTCCCTATCAAGGTAGCAAGATAGTGATCGCTGCCCCGTTGCCATGCCTCTTCCGCTACCTGTCCAGGTTTCTTCCGGGGCGCACCCTTCGGTTGTGAGACTACGATCCACTTACGGCCCATCTTTTTATAGGTCTTTCCATCCCTACGTATACGGGTCTCACCTTGTGCTGCTGCCTTGTGCTTGATAAAGAGCTTCATCAATCCGGTACTACCTCCGCTCTCAAATACGGACTCTTGAAATGAAATGGCATTTGCTGGATAAATACCTGCCCGTCTTCGGGCTTGTAGTTTTTCCCGTACTGACC